GCCCCGGCTACCCTTACAAGGAAGACGGACTCGTGACCAACGGCGCGGTTCTGGCTCATTACGGAGACGGCTTCGCCGAACACGTCCTTTCGACGTGGGACGACGAAATCGAAGCCAACATGTTCCTCAAAGACGAGCCCACCAAAGGCAAAAAGGTGGATGCTGGTATGGGACGTTTGTGCTCCGGCATGCCGCTGCGCAAGATGGTCAAGGACCAGTGCATTTTCAAGGAGTTCATGGACGTAGCCAGCCAAAACTGGCGTCAGTCCCCCGTCGTCTGCGGCTACTCGCCGCTCAACCCAGGCGACGTTGCTGAGCTCTCACGCACGTTCGATGATGGCGACAAGAAACTTAAAGTCTACGAGAGTGACAAGGCCAACTGGGACTACATGTACCACGGCTACCTCTTTGAGGCTCTTGAGAACGTCATCGTCGGGCTCGCCGTTCGCAAGGACGGCTGGACCGACAGCGGGTGGGACGAGTACATCAACGACGTCCGCAACAGCATCCGCGAAGTTTCCCGCCATTGCAAATACCGCATCTCAAACGGTGAAGTGTACCAGTGCACTGCTACCGGCGCTATGGTCAGTGGCTGGCTCCTTACGTACCTCGGCAACTCGATCGGGCAAGTCCTGGCAAACAACCTCGTGCTCATGCGCATGAAGGTTTCGGCTGCGGACGCAAACTCAAAAGCGTACGCTATCCGTGTCGGTGGTGATGACGTCCTCCAGACCTTCCCCGTGAAGTTCCGGACGGACGTGTACATCGCCGAAGCCAAGAAGCTCGGTCTCGACCTCGAGCCCTTCAAGTGCCACAAAACATTTGACGGGTGCGAGTTCTTCAGCAGCACATTGTACAAGCGCGACGGTGTCTGGCAACACAAGCCACTCCGTTTCACTAAGCACATCATGAACCTTCGACGACAAAAACTCGAGCACCTCGCAAGCGCGCTCGGGAGTCTTATGTTCGAGTACTGCTGGCAGGACGAACAGTTCGCTTTCCTCTCGAAAATGTTCCAGGCCTTCCGTGCCAAGAACCAGGAGGCGTTCCCCCTGAC